ATTGCAACCGGTATTGGTGCGCTTGTAGTTTTATTGGGAACAGTAATTGCTAATTTTGACGCTATTGCTGATTGGATAAAGAAAAGCCCGCTTGGTGCATTAGCAAAAGGTGTAGGTGCATTAGTAGAACAATTTACAGACTTTGTTGGAGTTACAAGTGAGGCAAAAAGAAATATAGAATCATTAAGTGCTTCATCTAAATTAAGAAATGAGCAAATTGAAAGGGATATTAAATTACTAAAAGCACAGGGTGGTAATGAAGAACAAATCTATAAGAAAAGAACCGAATTAATAAATAATGACTTAGCAGTATTAAAGACTAAAACAGATGCAAGTGGAAGGTTATATGGCGAAGATGCTAAAAAATGGAAAGAATTAAATAATGATAAATCAATTTTAACGGCTGAATATAATAAAAAGAACGAAGAAGATACTAAGAAAGCAAATGAAAAAGCCCAAAAGGATCGTGATGAAGCTAACAAAAAAGGAATAGAAGATACCAAGACGGCTAATAAAATGCTTATTGATTTACAGAACGCTAAGAGTTTAGCAATATTAGAAGATGAGAATGCTAAAGCTATTAAGCTATTAGAGAATGATAAGAAACTTAAAGAAGATGAGATAAAGCAATTAGAAGTTCATCAATCTGTAAAGGATGAATTAATAAAACTTAACAATGAAAAGTTTGATGCTGATAAAGCTGCTCTTGATAAAAAGGCAAAAGAGGATACAGATAAAAAACAAAAAGAAGACCAAGAAAGCCTTGACACTTTTAATGAGAAAATAAAAGATATTAAGATTGCTGCTATTAAAGATGATAATGAAAGAGCAGAAGCAGAAAGATTATCTAAACTTGAAAAGGATTTAAAAGAATTAGAAGAAGATAAAGAGTTTTTAAAATTATCAGAAGATGAAAAAGCTAAAGTTAGAAAAGACCTTATAACTGCATCAGAAGACGCATTATATAAAGAAAAATTAGAAAGGGCGCAGGCTGCATTTGATGCTCAAAAAGATATTGAATACAATGCTTTAAAAAGTTTTGAAACTGCATATGGTGAATATTGGCAAGTTGTTAGAGCATTAGAAGAACAAGAATATGCAAATGATATAAAAAATGCGCAGGGTAATAAAGATAAAATTGCTGAAATTGAAAAAAAGCATTCTAAAAATATTATAGATATTCAAAATGCAGAATTTCAAGCTAAAAAAGATTTACAATTAAAATATGTTGGAGTTGTTGGAGCAGTTGGCGGGTTACTGCAACAAGTTGCAGGTAAAAATAAAGCCTTAGCAATTACAGGTTTACTACTTGAAAAAGCTGCTGCGATTGCAACAGTTGTAATTCAAACCGCTAAAGGTATTGCAGCTGCAACTGCTTCTGCTGCGCCATTATTAGCGAATCCATTTACTGCTATTCCGGCAGCAATTTTATTAGCAAAAACTATTGTTGCTCAAAAAGTTGCAGCGGGTATTTCTATTGCAGGAATTGTAGTTGGTGCTGCGCAAGGTATTTCTGCAATTAATCAGGCTTCTTCGGGTTCTTCTGGTGGTGGAGGTGGTGGATCATTACCAGATTTAGGCGGTGGCGGTGGTGGCGGTGCATTACCCGATACAGGTGGAGGTAGCGCACCAGATACCGGTGGCGACGGGGGTGGTAGTCGTAGAGCGCCAAGTGGCGGTGGTGGTGGCGGTTCTGTTCGTGCTTATGTAATTCAAACCGATATTTCAAATGCTCAACAAAGAGAGCAAGAGATACAGAATAGAGCAAGGTTTCAGTAAACGATAAATATAAACAAAAAAACTATTTAGTATTATGAATAAAGAATTACCAATATATATGTTGGATATTACAGAGGATGTCAATGACGATTCACAAGTTGATTTTATTTCCTTAGTAGATAGTCCTGCAATTCAAAAGAATTGGAACGCATTTAATAAAACTCAAAAATTTGAAGTTACAAATGAAGATCGTCGTATTATTTCGGGCGCTATTATGTTGGCTGACACGCCAATTTTTAGGAGTGATGCTACTTATGGCGACTACTATGTGGCTTTTAGTCGTGATACTATTCTTAAAATTGTACAAAAGTTTTTCAAAAAAGGGTTTCAAAGTAATGTGAATTTAATGCATAATTCCAATGCAACTTTTGAAGGGGTTACATTATTTGAGAGTTTTATTTCAGACCCTTCGCGTGGCATTATGCCTATGAAAGGCTTTGAGGATGCACCAGAGGGAAGTTGGTTTGGTAGTATGATTGTAGATAACGAAGACGCTTGGCAGAAGGTAAAAAATGGTGAGATTATGGGCTTTAGCGTAGAGGGTTTATTTAACTACAAACCTAAAGAAGTTAACAAGGTTGCATCAATGGTTGATGCTATCAAAAAAATATTATCACAAGTTAAGTGATAAACTTTTCATTTTTTCACTATATAATAAAAAAAGTATGAACGCACAGGAAGCAATTTTAAAAATTAAGGCATTGTTTGAGGACAACGCTGCGCCTGTTAAAGAAGTAGAAGCTGAAGAAACTAAGGTTGAAGAAACTAAGGTTGAGATGGCTGAATATTCTTTGATGGACGGAACTAAAGTTGAAATTTCAGCATTAGAGGTTGGCGGTTCTGTTAATTTAGCAGACGGATCAGTAGCACCGGCAGGCGACCACGAATTGATGGACGGAACAGAAATTACTTTAGATGAGAATGGCAAAATTATTGCTATTGAAACTAAGGTTGAAGAAGTATCACCAGAAGCAGAGGTTGAGGCAGGCAAAGATTATGAAGACAAAAAGATGCAAGATATGGCTGAACAATTTAATGCAAGTATTGCAGAATTAGTTGAAGCTAAAAGAGTATCAGACGAAAAAGTTTTAGAATTAGAAAATAAGGTTAAGCAAGGATTTGCACAAGTAGCTGAATTAATCGAAGCACTTTCAAATACACCTTCAGCCGATCCAATTCAAAGACCTAATAGCTTTAATTCATTTATTAATACAAATGATATTAAAAGCCAAAGATTAGATAAATATAGACAAGCAATTTTAAACATTAAAAATTAATAACAATGGCATTTGACGTATCAGCATTAGCCGCATACACAGAGCAAAACGAAGCCTTATTGGTAACGGATTCTGTATTGGGCGCAAAAACTGCATCTTTAATTAAGAGCGCAGGCAACGTTATGGTAGGCGTAAAGTCTTCTGAAACGATTAACATTATGGACACAGACGCAATATTTCAAGCGGGCGGAAGCTGCGGATTTACTGCATCAGGTTCAACAACTTTTACACAAAGAACAGTAACAGTTGGAAAAATTAAAGTAAACGAAGCACTTTGTCCTAAAGACTTAGAAGCTAAGTATTTACAAAAAGCATTACCAACAGGATCAATTTATGATTCTATTCCTTTTGAGCAAGCGTTTGCTGAGAAAAAAGCAAAGACTATTGCTTCTCAATTAGAAACTGCGTTATGGCAGGGCGATACGGATAGTGGCAACGCTAATCTTTCAAAATTTGACGGACTTGTTAAATTAATCGGTGCTGCATCTGGACCGGTAGCTGCAAACTCTGCAACTTATATTGCAACTGCGCCTATTAGTGCTGCAACAGGTATTACTGCTTCAAACGTAGTAAGCATTTTTGATGGTGTTTACAAAGCAATCCCTGCTCAAGTTGTAGGTTATGATGATATGACTATTTTCTGCGGTATGGATTCTTTTAGAACTTACACTATTGCATTGAAGAATGCTAATATGTTTAACTATTCTTTTGATGGTAAGTCTGATAGCGAATTTGTATTGCCGGGTACTCCTATTAAAGTTGTTGCTTTACAAGGTTTAAACGGAACAAATAAAATTTATGCTTCAAGATTAAGCAACTTGTTCTTAGGAACAGATTTGTTGAACGAAGAAGAAAAGTTTGAAATTTTCTATGCAAAAGAAGCTGACCAAGTTAGATTTGTAAGTGAATTTAAAATGGGTGTAAACTTTGCCTTCCCAGACGAGATGGTTAAGTTTATCTTATCATAATTATTAGGGGGTGTAAAATACCCCCATTTTTTAAAATATTAAATTAAATAACAATGGCGTGTGCATTAACACAAGGATATACTTTAGATTGCCGTGATAGTTTAGGCGGAATCGTAGAAGTATATTTCACAGAAGCGGCAAACGTAACTGCAACAACTGAGGCGAGTGGTGTAATTACTGCTTTGACTAAGGCGAGTGGAAAACGTTTTTGGAAGTATGCTTTAGTTAAAGATACTTCAATGTTCAATCAAACAATGACTGCTTCTGTTGCAAACGGAACGGTTGTTTATGGTCAAGAACTACAAATAATTTTAAACAAATTACAAACCAATACAAGAAATGAATTACTTTTGTTAGCGCAAAATAGTTTAGTGGCAGTTGCAAAAGATAGCAACGGCATTTATTGGTATTTAGGAAAAACTCGTGGTATTGATATGACTGCAAATGCAGCATCTACCGGTACTGCGCAAGCTGATAGAAGTGGTTTCACTTTAACTTTTACAGGTTCTGAGCCTGCATTAGCACCAAGCGTTGCACAAGCAGTTTATTCTGTTCTGGAAACAGCAGGCGCATAGGTTTTCATAGGTTTATAGGTTTGCCGCCGTTCGTTAATTCGTTCGGCGGTTTTTTTTATAGATCATTAATGAGCCGTATATCGCTTATTATTGGCTCATTTTGTCCTTTATATGATACATTATTGATTGATAAAGTTTTCTATTAGAGAACTTGTTACCGAATTGGGAACATTTATTCGTACAAAAAAGTGTGATTAAGTTACATAAATTAGTAGTAATACTACTGATTTATATAAAAAAGTAAAGCTAAAACTTTACATATTAGGTTATTTATCCCCTATCTGCAACAAATTCAAATTTCTGCTATTTAGTAATATGATGAGGTTAACGAAAGGGCAGACGCAAAATATTATTTTAACATTGACTGAAAAGGAGTTATTAACTAACCCTAATTATTTGTTCGTGTTCACTAACAGAAGCGCAAATACTGAGGTTAAATTTGTTAAGCTAAATAATACAGACATAAGTTTGTACAAGGATAGGTACAATGAATTTAGTATTGTTACAAATACTAACTTTGCATCTTCTTTGAATGGTCAATACGACTATGAAATATATGAGCAAGCAAGCCCAACCAATACCAATCCTGTGGGTTTAAATATGCTTGAATCAGGCATAATGGAACTTATCGGAACGGCTATGTCGTTTACTGAATATTCAACAACAGACACTTATAAAATAAGACAATAATGGATTTAAGAGTATTAACATTTGCGGAAGCTAAGCAGCCTGAATTTAAAGAAAAGAAGGGCGAGGGATATATTCAGTATGGCGACCGCAATGACTATCCTAATTATTTGGTTGACCTATTCAACAAGTCAGCTAAACATAATGCGATTGTAAAAAGCAAGGTTCATTATATTAGCGCAAATGGTTGGAAAGGAAGTCCAGAGGCAGAGGCATTTATTGAAAAGGTTAACAGAATGGAAAGTCTTAATGACTTAACCCGCAAAGTTTCCTTAGATGCTGAATTATTTGGTGGATATTATTTAGAGATTATATGGTCAGTAACAAAGCAATTATCTGAAGTATGGCATTGCGATTATACTAAGATCAGAACTAATAAAGACAATACTCAATTTTGGTATAAAGAAAAATGGGATGACAGGAACGAAAAAGCAATGGTATATCCTGCATTTAATGCAAATAACCCCGTAGGGAAACAAATACTTTATATTAAAGAATACCGCCCAAATATGGGCTTCTATTCATTGCCCGGATACTTTGGTGCGCTTAATTATATTGAATCAGACATTGAGATTTCTAAGCACGTTTTAGGTAATGCACAAACAGGATTCAGCGCAAGCAAATTAATTACCCTTCCAAATGGTGAACCTTCAGATGAAGAAAAACGTAATATTGAAAAGCGTTTTACAAGTAGGTTTAGCGGATCAGATGGCAAAAAGTTTATTTTAGCTTTCGTTAATGATAGCGCAAGGAAGCCAATAGTTGATGACTTAGGAACTTCTGATATTACAAAAGAGGATTTCGGGCGTGTGGATTCATTGATCCAAACTAATATATTTTCAGGGCATCAAATTACAACTCCTTCAATCTTTGGTATTGCAGAGGCAGGCAAATTAGGCAGCCGTTCTGAGATGAGGGATGGTTACGAGATTTTTAAAAACACCTACGTAAATAGCAAACAAATGCATCTTGAAAGTGTGTTTAATATGTTAGCTAAATATAAAGGGATTGAAGAACCTGAATTACTTATAATTCCAACCGAACCTATTGGCTTTGAATTTACTGAAAACATACTTAAAGAAATAGCGCCAAAAGAATGGTTACTTGAAAAAGCAGGAATTGATATTAGTAAATACCAACCCGTTTCCCAACAAGCGCAATTTTCAGACGAATTTAGCGTGTTTTTTGAGTTTGGCGACGCAAAGGATAGCTTTAATGTTTGGAGGTCAAGAACGCGCTTTAATGACGATTCAGAATACCAAATGTTTGCAGAGGTAAACCAATTACAGGCGAATGTGCTTGATTTGATGTCTAAGGATAAAAGAATAACGCCAGAAGTATTGGCGACAACCCTTGAACAAAGCGTAGATACTATTAATCAAGTAATTAAAACATTAATATCAAACGGGTATATTCAAGCAAATGAATATGTTATTGGCGAAGGTATTGATAGCAATACAATTATTGAGCATACATTAACAGAGCCATTAAACGATATATTAACAAAAATTAAACCACAAACAAAAGAGTTACTAATTAGATATTCTTATGAGTGGAAAGAAGAATTTAATATACCTAATGCAAGTAAAACTACAACGCCATTAATAAAAAAAAGCAGACCTTTCTGTGAATATTTATTAAAAGCTGACAAAATGTATTCTCGTAGTGATATAGAAAGTATTTCAGCACGTTTAGGATATTCAGTTTGGGATAGAGCTGGCGGTTGGTGGAATGATGATGGCAAAATTTCAGCAAGTTGCAGACATAGATGGGTTTCAAATATAGTAACAAGAAAATAAAATGAGCAAAAACACATTATTCATATCAGTACAATCAATTAAAGATAGAACAGGGCTTCACGCTAACGTAGAAGAAAAATTAGTATTGCCTGAAATTAAGACCGCGCAAGATATGTATATTTTGCCTGCTTTAGGTTCGGCATTGTACAATGAATTACAAACGGCAGTAGATGCAAATACATATACGCAATTACAAACAACTTTATTAGACGACTACATTGTAGATTGTTTAATTTATTTTGTTATGTCAGAACTTCCACAGGGTTTATCATATCAGTTCTACAATAAGGGTTTAATAAGAAAGACAGGCGAGAATCAGGAAAGCCCTTCAATGCAGGATATGATTGACGTGGCAAATAGATACAGAGCAAGAGCAGAATTTTATAAACAAAGATTAATAAAGTATCTGAAACAAAACAATGCTTCTTATCCTAATTATTTAAACTTTGGTAGCGGAATTGATTCAATCAAACCTGACAATGAGGGTTACACGGTTTCAATGTATTTAGGTGATGCTTGTTGCAATGACGATTATGAGGGTAAGAATAAAAAAACTTTTGAAGAAAGGTATCAGGGAAATATTGGTTGCTGCTAATATATGAGTAAACAAGTAACAATAAAAAACCAAACTAAACTAAAAGTTTATTTGGAAAAAGCAAAAAAGAATGACACTAAATCAAATAGTGAAAGAATTAACAAAGATAGGCAACGACCACGAGCAAATTAATTACGTCTATTTTGGTGATGTCTGGGAACGTTTAAGCAATGGCGAGGTAACATATCCTGCTATGTTTTTTACGTTAATAGGTGCAAATTATGGCGCTAAGGAAATAGCTTTTTCATTTAGTCTTTACTTTATGGATCGTATGCTTATGGAGGAAACAAACGAAACGGAAGTTTTATCAGATATGACACAAGTTGCGGGGGATATTGTAGCGCAATTAAGATATCCAGAGGATTATTCTATTGTAACTTGGAGTTTAAGTCAAAACTTACCCGTTACATTTTATACAGAAAGTGATCCTGATTTATTAGCAGGCGTAAAATTAGATGCAACATTAACCGTGCCATTTATTAACAATAGGTGTCAAGTACCTTCAAATTATCAATTTTAATGGAATCAAAAAAAATTAATCAATTAGCGACAGAACTTGCGCCTGATTTATCAGATTTAACAATTATAGGCGACCCAACAACAGGTATAAGTAAAAAAATTACGCTTTCACAAATGGCGTCTTTATTTACGGGAACGGTTGAGGAGTACGCAAATTTTGCTGCATTCCCTTTGGTGGGAGTAGCAGATACTATTTACATAGCTAAAGATACAAACGTTATTTATAGATGGGATTCTACTGCTTATGTAGTTTTATCCCCTAACATTATTGCTTCGCTTGTATTTAATGACGCGAATGGATTTGACGGAACTATTGCTTTGGTTGGTTCGGTTGCGACTTTAACAATTACGACTGCATTAACTTCTGGATCAGTTCCTTTTATTGGTGCTTCTGGTGCTTTAACACAAGATAATGCAAACTTATTTTTTGACGATACTAATAATAGATTAGGAATAAATACAAATGCGCCAACAACTGCATTGGACGTTTTCGGTTCAGGAATTATTGGACGCATAAACGGAACTTCAACAAACAATGCTTATTTAGGTTTTTCATCTAATGGCACTAACAAATGGAGTGCGGGCAATGTTCAAAGCGATCATAGATTTAGAATATTTAGTGAAGCAAATAGTGCTGAATTAATTTCAGTTTTGCAAACAGGCGAATTTGGTATTGGTATTGCAAACCCAACAACAAAACTTCATATTGACGGCGGTGCTTCAGCTTTAATTGCAAATTTAGACGCAAATGTTTCTGTTGCAAAAAGTGTATCATTCCGTTCAGATAATAGTAACAGATTTAACATTGAAGTTTCAGGTACAGAATCAGGTTCAAATGCAGGCGCGGATTTATTTATTAGACGATATTCAGACGCGGGTTCTTTAATTGATACCCCTTTGACAATTACACGTTCAACAGGTAATGCAACTTTTAGTGGTATTTTAATTACGCCGCAAGTAAAAGCTGCAACAAGTGCAGGATTAAGTATCAATGCAAATAGTGGAACACAGGTGGCAGATTTTGGTGCAGGTGGTAGTGCTAATATTACTTTCTTTGGAGGATTAAGTGGTACAAGTGCAAGTTTTTCAAGTACTGCTACTGCAACTGCTTTTATTCCAAGTGGTGCAACAATACCAACTAATGGTATGTACTTAAGTGCTGCAAATACTTTAGATTTTGCTACAAATACTACAAACAGACTTACTATAACCTCAGCAGGTAATGTAGGTATTGGTACTATTTCTCCTAATATAGGGGGTTATGGTGGTAATGGTAGAGTATTAACAATACAAGGTGTAAGTGGTTCTTATGGAGTTTTAGAATTAACTTCTAATTCTGCAAATGCTGACGGAAGTGCAATAGGTAGATTAGATTTTGGTAGTGATGGTCAAGCTGCAAACTATAAAGCAATTTCTTCAATAGCTTCTTTTTTATCAGGTTCAACAAGTACAAAATTTGGTGCAGATTTAAGATTTTATACAAGAGCAGATAATGCAGCGTCAGGCGACTCTGTTGAAAGAATGAGAATAACCTCAGCAGGTTATGTATTAATAGGTGCAACAAGTTCAAGCGGAATTGGTTCAACAAGATTACAAGTATCAGGTACAAGTACTACTTCTCAAATTTTAGCTACAAATACAAGTGGAGGTTTCTTTTCTACATATACCACAAGTAATGATGTATATATGACAAGAAGTGACGCAGGTAGTGTATTGTATATAGGTACAGGCCCTATTAATGGTTCTACTTTTACTGAACAAATGCGTATTACAAGTGGGGGTTTAGTTGGTATTGGTACAAGTAGCCCAATAACTCCATTAAGTTTAGTAGCAAGTGTTACAAATTCACAAATAAGTACTGGAAGTTTAGAAATACAATCTTTTGGAACTAATAACTCTTGGATTGCTGATAATTTATATTATAATAATGGTTTTAAAGCAAGAGTAACTGGTTATACATCACAAATATATTTTAATACTGCTGGTGGAATAGGATTTTTTACTAATAATGGTCAAACGACTGCTGGTGCTACTTCATCACTTGGACAAAGAATGGAAATTAGTGCTTCTGGAGCAGTAACAATTGCAGGTTCTTTGTCAAAAGGTTCTGGTTCATTTAGAATTGAACATCCTTTAGAATCATTATCTAAAACACATCAATTAGTACATTCATTTATAGAAGGCCCACAAGCCGATTTAATTTATAGAGGTAAACTTACTTTAGTAAATGGTAAAGCACAAGCGAATATAGATGAAGTATCTACAATGACTGATGGAACTTTTGTAGCATTATGTAGAGAAGTACAATGTTTTACTACAAATGAAAGTGGTTGGGATTTAGTAAAAGGTAAAGTTATTGGTAACATTATTTACATAGAAAGCCAAAATCCAAATTCAACAGATGAAATATCTTGGATGGTAATAGGGGAAAGAAAAGATAAGCATATGATGGATACAGAATGGACAGACGAAAATGGTAGAGTAATAGTTGAACCATTAAAAGTAATAAAAGAATTACCAATTATAGAAGAAGAAATAATTTCACCAATAGAATTATAATATGACAATATTTTTATCAATAGTATTTTTAGTTCACTTAATCAGTTGGGTTTTATACCAAAAGCATCAATTCAAAGAACGCGACCTTTACGAAATAAATCCACAGGAAGCATACGAACAAAATAAAAAATGGCATTTTTGGAAGGGTATAAACCATATTTCAGTTTATGTTTTGGTTTGGTCGCTTTATGGTTTTTGGTCAATGTTTTTATTTGCAACTGCTTTTTGGTTTGGCTTTGACATTCTATGCAATGTTATTGTTTTAAAAAGACCTGCGTTTTATGTAGGGGTAACGGCTGACACGGATAAATTTATTCGCAAGATTGCAGAACTTATAAAAATAAAACCTGAATATACTTCTGCATTGATAAAAATACTAATTTTGACAATATTATTAATTTTAAAATAAAACTATGATTACTTTAAACGAACAACAATTAGCTGAATTAAACCAATTTTGTCAGGAACTTCCAACAAAATACGGAGTGCCTTTACTACAATGGTTTAAGCAAATTCAAGACGAACAAGCGCCACCAAAAGAAGAAGAAAAAAAATAATGATACCGCATAGCAATCAAGCCGACATAGGCACAGGAATAAGCGTTTTAAGCGCTATTGTAAGTATTTCAACAATTCAACCCGTAGTTACTTTATTTGCCGGTTTGATTGCAATTATATCTGGTGTGATGGCTATTCGCTATTACTATAACGCAACTAAAAAAGTAAAAGATGATTAAAAATTTTTTAATTGCAGTCTTATTGGTTGTAGTTATTTTATTTTTAATTACAAATCCAACTTATAAAAGTTCAGTTATTGTAAAGACAGATACGCTTTACCAACAAAAGACTTTTACTAAATACAAAAAGGGAAGTGATATATATTCGTATATCATTAAAACCGATTCTGTATTTATTCCCGTTCACGATACAATAAAAATAGTATCCGATTATAGCCGTGTTTATTCGTATTTAGATACGATTCGCTTAGATACGAACAATGTTGTATTTATTCAAGATACAATTACCCAGAACAGGATCATAGGCAGGGGATTCAGCGCTAATTTAAGCGAGAAGACTATAATTGAAACAAATACTATCACCCCTAAGCCTAAGAATGCCCTTTATTTGGGCGTATTAGCCGATTTAAGACAGGATAAGTCTTTGCAAGGGGTGGGCATAGGTTTAATGCTAAAGGTCAAGGATAGGGCTTTAATAGGGGTAGGATTTGATTCGAACAATTTTATAAGAACTTCTTTTTACTTTAAATTATAATATGAGACAATTCTTTACAGAGGATAGCAACCGATTAAGTATGAAAAGACTTTGTGGATTTATTTGCACTATTTCAATCTGTGGCAAGTTGTTACATACCCCAACGGAATCATTGGTTTATTTAGTAGCCGGATTGGCAGCGGCGGCATTAGGTTTGACAACTGCTGAAAAAATATTTAAAAAAGATTAGTATGAAACTAAGCGAACATCTGGATTTAAGCGAGGTAATTCGTAGCGAATCAGCCAAGCGTAATAGCATTTCAAATATGCCAACGGATCAACATATAGCTAATTTTAAACTATTAGCTGAAAAGGTTTTTGAGCCTATTAGAGTAAATTTTCGTTGCCCTATTAATTTAAGTTCTGGGTATCGTTCGGTAGAATTGAATAGAATTATTGGCGGATCATTAACAAGTCAGCATTGCACAGGCGAGGCTATTGATATTGATATGGATGGCACGCCTCACGCAGTTACCAATAAAATGGTATTTAATTATATAAAAGACTATTTGGAATTTGACCAATTAATTTGGGAATTTGGCACGGATCAGAACCCTGATTGGGTTCACGTTTCCTACGAAAGTAGCGGAAAGCAAAGGAAACAAGTTTTGAAAGCATATAAAGAAGCAGGAAAAACAAAATATAAAACCTATTAATGACAAACAAAAATCTAAAAACCAAACGCCGAAGACTATTTTTTGACATAGAAACTTCACCAAATATCGGATTGTTCTGGGAAGCAGGCTATAAAAAGAATATAGATTACTCAAACATAATTCAAGAACGTGCTATTATTTGTATCTGTTATAAATGGGAAGATGAAAAAGAAGTTTATGCCCTTCAATGGGATGCTAAGCAAAACGATAAACGTATGCTTGAGCAATTTATTGAGGTTGCAAATGTGGCTAACGAAATGGTCGGACATAATGGCGACAAATTTGACTTGGCTTGGATCAGGACAAGATGCTTATTTCACAATATATCTATGTTCCCAAAATATACAACGATTGATACCTTAAAAGTTGCCCGTCAAAAGTTTAGATTTAATTCTAACAGATTGAATTACATAGCGGATTTTTTAGGATTAGGACAAAAGATTAAAACTGAATATAGCCTTTGGAAAAACATTCTTTTAAATAAGGATAAGGTAGCAATGGAAGCAATGATTAAGTATTGCAAAAAGGATGTAGTATTACTTGAAAAGGTTTTTAAATTATTAAGCGCACATATTGAACCAAAAACACATTATGGCGTTATATTTGGGGAAGACAGGGGAACTTGTCCAGAGTGCGGATCAGATGAATTAACAAAAAACAATAAAGTAGTAACTGCAACAGGGTTAACAAGGATTCAATATAAATGTAAAACCTGCAATCACTATCATTCAAAAACCGATAAATAATGAAAATGCCTAAAGGATTTAGTAAGTGGTCTATGCAAGAGCAAGAGATTTGGTTAGTAAATAAATTACAATATTACTATGATGTACAAAGCCAAATATCAAGAATGTTAGCATCAATTAGAGGTGGACAAAGATTGCAAATATCAGAAATAGAAAGACCCGATGAAGCACTATTAAAATTGTAAAAAATGGAAGAAGAAGTTAAACCTGATGCCGAACCTATTGAAGAATTAGAATGGGAAGATGCTGAAACCACTACCAGAAGTGATTTAATTTCCTGTGCCTATTATGCTATTAATGCAGTTGATGAA